GTGTTAAAGCCTGTTCAAAAAAACGACCACCTTTGCTCAAATTGCAATCTCTACACAATGTCTGCAAATTCTCCAGCGAATCTGATCCATTCAACCGTTTTGGCACGATGTGATCGACGTGCAACGGCACTTCAGATGCTCCGCATCTTTGGCAGCAATAGCCATCACGCTTCAGCACAATTTCACGCAGCTTGCGCCAGCCTTTTCTACTGTCAGTTGCCCATGATCTACTCATTATTGCCATCCCTTTGTCTTAAGATGCAGCAATGCTAGACATGCATCGCCTTTGTAACGAGTCATCAAGTAACGATGCCACCAATCGATTTGAGTATATGGATTCATATATCGAACCTTCTTGTTTTTCATCTGGAATAAGCCAAAATGATTTCCATTTACAGCTGATGGATTCCATCGTGACTCAGCGTGTGCTACCGATACCGCACAATGAAATTGCTTGTAATCAATAATCTTTGAATGTAAGTAAAGCTTCAAATGATCTGTCTGAGTCAATCCTTGTGCTGGCGTAATCCCCATTACACAAAGCACGCCCACAAGCACCACACATCGCCTGCGAGCTATCCGCCTCAGCGGCTCGCCAGCGAGTGATGATGCTAGCAACGATGTCAAGTTACTGGTCAGTTGTGGATAACTTACGCGTAAAGTTCGTGTCGCCCACAGGTTTTGCTTGCCTGTGGATAACTCCTGTGGATAACTTTTCATAAGCTAATCTCATCAATCTTTGAATCATCCACGATCTTGATGCCAAACACACCACATCCAAAGCATGTTGCAAACCATTCATTCATCGATAGTTCAGATGATTTCTTGAGTCCATGACGTTGCTTGGCTTTACCGTAGAGCTTGTTGCAGATTGAACAATCAAATTCCAGAATTGGCATATTGACTCCGTTTCAAATTCTCGATCGGTTGCAGATTGATCTGGCTGACCCAATATGAGCCGTCAGATGCCTTGTATCGTGGCTTTTTGGCAACGCTGACGGGAATCCATCCGACCACGTAATACGTTGGCGATTCGCCCACTACAAGGACAGCAACGTCAGTATCCCGATCATCATCTGTGATGATTAAATGACCAGCCTTATGACCAGTTTGTTTGACTTCGATGCCCAATGCACCAAGACGCAAATCGGGTTCATTCTTGAACGTATCCACCGTCGGTACAAAGTCCTCGATGCCGAAGTACCGAGCAGCTGCAATTTCAGCACCAGCAGCTTCGCTATGGATCGTGATGGCATGATGAAAGTTGCCTTTATTGCCTTTGAATTTGGGATTTGATCCATATCTGGATTCACGTGCTAACCCAGCATTTGCAGCAACGATTTCATCCGCACGTGATAAGCGCACCATGATCATCGGCAGTCCCGACAAAACCAAATGATGTTGTCAGCTGAGTCGTAGCCTTTTTGGTAGCCAAATGGATCAAAGCGCGTCAAGATTGAGCATTTGTCGCATTGATCTATTTTGTATTCCTCGACGACTTCACCGTTTTGCAGCAGCTTTGCCATCATTGTTTGAGGATTGATGATCTCCATGAATTCGCTCATATTTGTGGTTTCCATGTTCCATCGCTGGTGAATACGTACCAGACTGGCTCACATTGATTTGGCTTGCGCTCGACGCAGCTGTAATTGCCCCATGCTTTGTTCGTTTTTGCGCTCACGCCTTCACGCCAAACGCGATGCCCATGAACGCACTGTGGAGCTTCTTTTAGCATTTCTCCACCAAGTTGAGCTGTTACCTCTTGGATCGCTCCACCGATCGTCTGTGCCTTTTCGGCAGCTGTGAGTTCATCCTCATTTTTGAACGATGGCACGTCCCCATGCTTTGTCGTCCAATAGTCATAGTCTTGCTTTGGATCAGCCGTGGCGACTTTGGTGCTCATCGTTTCGACCTGCTGCATCGTCTCGCGTGTAGCCTTTTCCGATCCACCCATGACCAGAGCCATCACGCGCATCAAAGCCGATGTTGAAGTGTCCTCGATCATCCAGCGTTTCATGTTGGCGTTAAAAGCTGCAAGATAGCCATACGCATAATCGATTCCTGCTGGCTCGATTTCAGTTTGATTGCGCCACGCCTTTGCTTGGATCAGCACGTAGCCTTTGTCAGCGTTGAATTCTATGATGTGCGCTTCTAAGCGACCTTCTGGATATGTAGCGATCCAGCGATCTGTGCGCTCCTTGTTGCCTTCGTAATTGTCCAAGAATCCCATCAGTTTGCCGCCTTATCACGTGATGATAAATGGCGTGTAACAGCTCGACCACGTGAAAAGCCCACGCGTTCGCCCTCTTTGTAGCCGACTGAATAAGTGATGGCAGCCCATAGAATTGCAGCGATTGACATCACGATGACGATTGATATTTCGTTCATTGTTTTGCTCCCGATTCAAGGAAGCGACGGTCGCGCTCCCTGAAATAGAGCGTGACACCAATATCCGACAAATTCAACATTCACGCCTAGTTTTCGGCGTGTCGATGGCTTATTTGTGGTCTTTGAGATGCTCAATCATCAGCGATCGAATCTCACGCACATCGGCGCGAATTCCATCAGCAAATCCGTTGCTCACTGGACGTGAGTTTTTTTCGGATTTGGCAGCGTATAAAGCTGCAATCGATGAAACCGTCGTAGCTGCGATCAATCCAATCGCCGTGATTGCCTCAGTCACTTCTTTTGACCAAATGCCACATCGTTTGGGTTAGCCCAGCGCATAGCCAACGGCACGACGCCTGCGAGCAATCCTAGAGCCAAATCCTTTGGATTGGTGTTGCCCGACATATAGACAGCCAGCGCGCCAGCCAGTGAGCTTCTGCCCCATGAAGCCAGCAATGCTTTTGCTTCTTTCATCGATGATCTCCGAGTTCTAGAGTTTCAATCAACGCAGCGGCTTTCGCTGGCGTTATGGCAATTTCAAAGTGCATCTCATCTGGACGCGATCTGAAATCACCGCCCCAAATCATGCCGTACTTTTTAGCCAATGCCCGAATCATCGGTACTTTTTCGCTTGGGAATGTCCCAGATTTGCCCAGTGGATGATCGGTCGCATTGAGATCGACTGCTGTGCCTGATGAATGATTTGAAAGCTTGTCTGATGATCCACGGACATTGCGGAAGCAATAGCCCCAGTCGTCCAATTTGCCCTCATTGATCGGTTCGATCAGTTGGTGGAAATCTTTACAAAATGCAACGATCAATGGCGCGACGGCTTTCGCACATCGCACCTTGACCCCCGTGTCCCCAATCACGAAGCTTTGAATTCCGATTTCGGATTGATCAGAGCTTGCGATCCAGTTATTTTGACTTCGCAGCTGGCTCATCGATTGTCATTGCCTTTTGCTGTTCATCATAAATTGATTTGAGCATTGAAGTGAATTCTCCGTTGCCTCGGTCAATGATTGCGTGTTCCGTAACCTCATCATTCAACGGGTTAGTTATTTTGACAAATTGCACTTTTTCCATTTTATAACTCCGCACTTAATCCGAGATAGCCTGTTGTCGTGTTTAGTGTTCCCGCTTGATTTTGCGTAAATACAGCTGAACCGTGTGTGTATGTAACTACTGGAGAACCATAAGGTCCCGCATAAGCCGTTGTAAAAGTTCCGCTGGAATAATCATTTGTTCCATAAACTGAAACGCGCAAATTACTTCCATCTATTGTTTGCAAAGTGCTTCGTAATGTGACTGGCAATGGAATGTTAAAATCCATCGTTGATGTTGAAATTGCAAGACCTCTTGCAAATGCCGTTGGATTTCCATTTACTGCATAACGAATGTAATACCGCTGACATGCCGCTAATTCGCCAGCCAAACTACCGCCACATCTCACAAACGGCGTTGCCACCGATCCGAGTTCAGCCTTAGCCAAAGCGATGTAAAGAATTGAACCGCTCGCCAAACCTGCTTGTTGCCCAATATAAAACTTTAAACCCTTTGCAGTCGTTGGCACTGTTCCAGTTACTGTGTAGCGTACATAAGCACTTGTGGACGGTGTGATAATTACCTGTGCGCCTGAAATTAGAGTCCAAGTTCCGCCAGTTTGTGTGTTTCCAGTTGCGTTGTGATAAATGCCGACATTTGTCGAACCATTATATGTAGCATTGGCTCGTAAATAGACGCTAAAAGTAATGGTTTGTCCTGCTAACTTTTCCACCTCGGATTGCTCCAATGCAAATTGCATATTTGCAAAAGATGATCCAGCAGTTGAAGTTATCTTAGCTGCGTACGTTGCTCCATCTGGAATGACTGAGGTTTCCTGAGATAGTGAATATGACGATGATGAAAAAACATAGAATCTGTCGCTTGTATAAGCATTGTTTGTGGTGAATGCGCCTGTACCACGCTGCCAAATGTCAAATGAACCGCCAGCAATTAAGTTAGCATTTGCGGAAACGTTGTATCGAAGTCCTGTGCTAGTCGATGAATCTGCCACCAATGATTCGCCGTTGTTTCCGACTGCGATTTGTGCTGGTGTTGATGATGCAGTTGCAGCGACGATCGAACCTTTTGCCGTGACTGTCGATTTTGGAATAGCCGCGTTTGCTGTTGAATTGGCTGTATTGGCTGTGGTGTTGGCTGTATTTGCCAAATCGTAAGCTGCTTTTGTTGCAGTTGGTGTTGATGCCAAAACACTCGATGTCGTAGATGTTGAATCTGAAAGCTGTACCGCACCCGATTGGCTGGTCGATGCTGACTGGATTCCGACTGTTACTGCGCCAGATGTGCCGCCGCCTGTAATTGGAGACGTGACATTGACCGCCGTGATGTCGCCTTGATCGTTTGTGATCCAGACAAAATCCATGTCGGTGTTTGTTGCCTTTGAAAGAATTTGACCTGTTGTGCCGCCTTTGAGATCAGCCATTGAAGTATCAACAGCTTGACCAAAAACCTCGAAGTCCGCTGGTAAGTCCGTTACCAAATCGGTCGGCGTTGGCATCTGCCAGCCGAAATTGCTCGTTGGATTACTCATGCTTGCTCCTTATGCCACAATCGTGGCGTCTTGCCATTCCAGAGTTCCTGAAACGGTATTCCATCTTTCAGCCGCCAAAACGGTTTCCCACTTCATCGCCTGAATACTGAAAGCCAGCGGCGACAAGATTGGCGTGACTGAAACCTGATTGTACGCGGCTGTAATCGTCCAGCCCTCAACGAAACCAGCATATGTGCCAGCGTTCATGTTCAATGGCAGATCGCTAATTCTTAGCGGCAATCCCATAAATATGTTAATCAGCGCATCGCGATCGCCGTTGTCCAATTCTGGATTTGTCAGCTCGTAGGTAATCGATTGCATCATTGCCAATGGATAAGCACGCAAAGCCAAATAAAACGCAGCTTGATTTTCAGCATCTGTGGCATTGTGCAAAGTCGTTTGAATGATCTGAGATAAGCGACCAAAGATCGAAATCGATGTGGCATTTTCGGCTGACTTTTCGGATGATGAAGTCGCGTCATATTTGACGGTGACTGAATTTCGCACGTCGCCTGCTCGGGTTTGAATCGAAATGTTTGGTGCAATGGCGTTATTCGCTGAAACGTCGGTGTATCCGTTAGCCGCCAAATACGTTGATCGATGCGTACTCGATGCGTATGAAATGCGACCCGATCCGTCCTCGTAAATGTAACCAAGTCCAGATGTTGCCAATGATGAAACGAGTGAATAAATATCAACGCGATTGGATGTTCGTGCAGCTAGTTCGTAATTGCCTGGGCGATCGATTTCGCCAAGTCCTACGTTTTCAGCCGTTGCCCATGTTGTCGTCGGATTGTAGTTTTGCCATTGTGTAGCAGCTGCAACCTCTGACCAGTTGTTCAAAAGTAGGTCAGTTAAAATCTCATAGATTTGCGTGCCATCGTAAGCCTTAGCCAAAACACCATTTGTCAAGGCTTTTGGCAATCTTGAAAGTGCGCCAGTTGCAACGATATTGACGTTTTGTGTATATCCGACGTTTCCGACTTCTGCGACTGATATGCCAAGATCGACGATCGTGCCACCAAAAATCGGGATGAAAGTTAATGTGGAATCTTGTAGTTCGATGCTGACTGAGCTGTTGATTCCGAAAATGATATTTGTCTGATCGATGTTGATCAGCGTCAAATTACAATAGCCAGCCTGTGCCTGCTCATAGATGTTTGTGCGACCAGAGTTGATCGTCAGATTTGCCAGCACGAAATTCGTATATGAAATGCCATCAATCTGAACGCGCCAAACTGGATTCCAAAGTGTCACGATGTCACCAGAGCTGTTGCGCCGCCTGTTCCGCGATAGTAGCTGTTGTTCAATACATTCACGATCGTGCGTGCTGTACCTTCAGCATCGATCGCGCCATTGACGGTGATGTTGAACGTGTTGCCCATTGCGCCAGCCTTATTCAATGGAATGACGGCTTCTGGTCCTGCTTCGCCAATCATCGCCAAAGTCGGTGAATTAACAATTCCACCTTTTGCGAGCATCGGCACATCTGGGAAAATATCTGCAACCTTGAAACCTTTACCGCCTACAAGCGGCACCCAATCTGGCACGCTGATATCGATTGAAAAATCGAGTTTGTTCCAAATGCTGATGATTGCATTGAGTACCGATTTGAAAGCGTTGTAAAACGGCGACCAGATAGCAGATGATCCAGCGACGATGAAATCCTTGACATCGGTGAAAAAGTTCTTGATCTTTGTGAATCCTGTGCTGACTGCGCTTGTTACATCAGCCACAACGGTGATCAATGCCGAAATGACGCCAGCGATACCGCTGATCGATGAGCTGATAAATGTGCCAATGATTGGTGCAATAACGTCACGAATAAACCCAGCAAACGCGTAAAACGCATCAGCCAAAGGCTGCAATTTGTCTTTATTTGCAGTCAGCGCATCGCCGATCTTATTGAACGCATCAAATAAAGCTTTGACGATTGGGACAAGTGTGACATCCAAAATTGGCACGACATAGTTTTTTATGAAATTGTAAAATGTCGTAAATGCTGGCACTAAAACGTTATTGAAAAAATCACCCAATGATCTAAAAACTGGTGCAAGATTGGTGCTGATTTCGCTAGCAGCAGTTTGAATGGCTGGCACGACTTTATTGACAAAGCCTGAAACAAGCGGCGTGATTGCATCGAGAATAAATGCGCCGACGGTTTCTTTGCCTTCATCAAATGCGACTTTGAGACGATCCATTTTGCCCTGAAATGTTTCAGCCTGAACGGATGCCTGATCCTTGAAAGTTGATGCAAGCGCAGCTGTGGCAGCGTCAAAATCTTTTGATTTGAGAATATTGGCATCGATCGAGACGCCTAATTTTGTGAGAGCTGCAAAGTTCCCGTCATGTGCTTTGGCAAGCGCGTTTGACACCGCTTCCAAACTTTTTCCGCTGCCCGCACTAATGTCAAGAGCCAAAGCCTGCAAACGCTGTGCTTCCTCGACGTCCTTCGTACTGCGAACCAATCGATCCAGCGACGGACGAAGTTCTTCGTCGGTTTTGCCAGTCAAAAGAGATGTTTTCAGAATTTGTGTTTCGATCGCTTTGATCTGGTCATTGCTTGCGCCCACGACATTGCGCAGAGTCGTTGCAAGACGCGCCTGAGCCGCTTCATCAGCAATGGCAGACTTCACACCATCGACGGCGAGTTTGACCGCGTACGCCCCTGCTGCTGCCCCTGCTGCGGCAAATGCCAGCCCGACCTTCTTTGAGAAATCACCGATTTTGGATGATGAATCCTTGACATCGTTATCAGCTTGTGCAAGCGATTTTTTGAGCTGATCAACGTCAGCCAGAATGGAGAGCTTAAGCGTTCTTGAACCTGATGCAGCCATCACCACTCCTTAAGAATTCTACTGAACGCATTTTCCCATTGATTGATGATATAAGGCTGTTCGGCACGCAGAGTCGGATAAATGAACCATCCACGCGATCCACGACCTTCACGACCCGACCAAACTGGGAATTGCTTGTATCTATTTGATCCGAATTCGTAACCGCCCCAAAGCATTTGAGTTGTACCGCCACCGCTGAGTTTTTGGGATGCAAAACCAAATGAAATCTCACCAGTTTTGGCAGACTTTGAAACACGTGAGCCAGCAGCGATCATCGGTGCGACTTTGTTGTTCGCATCGCTGGCTGTGTTTTGAATTCGTCCCTGCAAGTACGTCGCCAATGCGTTTGATTCTTTTTTGGCTTCTGTGACGGCTTGTTCATCCATCGCTTTGAAAGCTGCATAAATGCCACGTAGATCAGATTTATCGTAAGCGATGCTTTCGGTTGCCATCTGCTCGCTCCTTCAAAATCTCAAGTGCTGTGAGAATATCCTCTGCGCTTTGCCATTCACTCATCGCTATGCCAGTTTCAATCGCCAGCAAAACGATGGCGTAATTTAGGCTTCCGCGCTGGTGGCTTTTGGGTCGTTGTCCCCTGTTGAAACATCGACGACGGTTTCCATCCAGACATCAAATGGCTTGACTGGCTTACCAGCAGACTCACGCTTCATGGCGTGATATGCCAAAAACATCAGATCAGATATTCCGATCTTGTCCTGAGCCTGCTGGATTGTGAAGCCAGTTTTGGTCTCCCATTTTGCCCACTCTGGTGGCTGTGCCACGTAGGTTTCAGTTTGACCGCCTGCATATTCGATTGTGATTGGTAGTTTCATTTTTGCTCCCGATTGTTTGTTTTAGTCTAGGACTGGTGTAGTTACGCAAGTGAATGCGAGCGATGCTGTCAATGCGTCTGGTGCTGTTCCGCCCAAGTCTGGGAAAATTGGCTGCACGCTGAACGCATAAGCCACGCCATTGACTGTGAATAATACTGGAAGTGCTGTGTTTGGTGTTGTCGCAGCTGCGTTCCATAGAGCTTCACAAAGTGATGTTGCAGCACCGAAATCCTGCAATAGTTCAACGTTGAATGTGCCCTGTGTATCAGTTGTGTAATACGCTTTTCCATCGAGCGTCTGATATGTATTGACGGTCGAATCGATTGTCAAAGTTGCGCTTGTTGCCTGAGCATCGAAGTTGTCACCATCAATCGTGAAAGTGATATCTCTGCCAGTGATGATTGATGTTGCCATCTTTGGTCTCCTTAGTTGTTTTCCTGTGTGTAATACGTTGAAACTGCAATGTCAGCCGTTAAGAATGACCCAGTTCCCACGTTGATGATCGCTGGTCTTTCGACCACTCCGACCGAGTATCCCGCTGGCATAGCACCGAGAATCTGAATGACAAGCTGCTCCAATCCATCGAGCGCGCCTGCGTTGTTGTTGTACGCGACAACAGCTGAAATGACAAAATTGATTTTGACCTTTGTGACAGCTCCTTTGATGAGCGTGCTTTCCATATATGGCGAATCTGCCACAATCACGCACGCGGGTGCGATCAAAGTCTCTGGTGGTGCTTCATAAACCGATGCTGTAACGCCAGCAAGCGCAGTTGCTAAAGGTGCGCGAACCTCTGACTGGATTGTCATTGTGCCATCGTCTCGACATCGATGAATGGTGAAAGCAAGCCAATCACACGGCTTTGAAGCGATCTACCGAGTACGAATGGCGACGGATTAAAATTCTCATTTGTCGTCATGTTGCCTGATGCCGTTACTGACTGAAAGATTTCAACCGAAACGACAAGAATTGCAGATTTGACTGGTGGCACGTTTGCATAAAGTTCAGCTGCCGATGATCCATCGAGCGTTGCTGATCCTGCTGGAATAACTGTGTAAAGCACGCGATCTGCTAATTCTGTTACCACGCTGAAGCTGAATGGATTCATATCATGATGGCTGATGACATATTCGCCATCCAAAGTACCACATCCAGCAACGACAACGGTTTGACCGACTGCGAAATAGCATGGACGCAAAGTCGTGAAATATGCGACGCCATTGCTGATGCGAGTTGATGAAACTGCATATTGGTACTGAGTGAGCAACGGCAAAATCGTCAGTTCAGCAGAATCAATGATCTGATCCAAATATGTGTCGTCATATAAAGATTCAGAGACGCCAAGCACCGTGCGCAGCTCGTCGGCTGTGATGATATTTGGCATCTCTGATCTCCTATTCTGCTCGACTGACTCGGGAGCGAATCAGTCGATGTCTAATTAAGACGCGTTGAACGCGTATGCGCCTGCACCGATCTTGGTCGCTGTCGCGCCGTAACCGTACATAAGAATTCCGATGCTTCCATCAGAAATCACGTTTGTGCGAAGCTCCAAGCGTGGTGATTCGTACCATGTGTATGCATCACGGTTGATGACGTACATTGAGTTTGAACCTGTGCCTGAAAGTGCTGTATCGACCCAAAGATCGATTCCATTGACTGAACCGCGCAAGCTGCGTGGCTGTGCGTTTCCAGCTGCGTTCATTGGATTGAGTGCGTTGTAAATTGGACGTCCAGCGTCGTTGAAAGATTGGATGCGTCCCCACATTTGTGGAGATACAACGATCGCATCAGCGAATTTGAATGTGTTTGAATAAACGCTTACTGCGCCACCAGCAACCCAAGTCAAGAATTCTGCCGCTGTGATATCTGTACCGATACCAGTTGCAGTCTTTGTTGATCCTGTGATGATCTGTGCTGAGTTATACGCGTTTGTTGCGCGTGCGTATTGTGCAGAAAGATTTGAGATCAATTCTGAGAAAAATAGTGGATCAGAACGATCTGCTAATTCTACGGACATGACCTGTGAACCCTTGAATGACTTCACATCCACGGTGATGAATTCTGATTCCATCACTGTTGGTGTTACTGGATCAAGTTCATCGACGACGCTTACCGCGGGCAATACCGTAATTTTCGGAATCTGGAATTGAAGCCCAGCGGACGGCAAAGTATTTGTCGAGATCGAATCAATGGAAGCTCTTACATTGTCTGCAAGACCATTTACGACTTCACGAAGCTGACGTGTTGGAATAAGTCCAGGGTTGTCAGTTGATGATGTTGCTGCTGCAATAAATGCGCGTGATTGTTCTGATCCACGAGCTGCTGCAACTGAGTGCATTAAGTAAGTTTCTGGTGAAACGATTGGATTTCGTGATGCGATGAAATTTACAGGCTTTGGAGCTGCTGCTGCCTCGACCTGTGCTGAAGCTTCTACCGTCTCGGCGGCAGTTTCTGTGACGGTGTTTTCCACGACGTCTCCTTCTGTTGGTTGTTGTGGTTGTGCTTCTGCCTCATCTGTTGATGGTTCAGAATTTTCTGGTGCGGTTGTCGCGGCAACATTTGACACACGTGCTGAATCAAATGCTGGATTGTGAGTCAATGCGACACCGACCAAATCTGCTTTTGAGACGACCATTGTGCCGTCTTCGTTGTGACCAAATTCGATTGCATTCGCTTCGACTGAGAATCCGTCGCGCAGTCCATCGATCGCTTCTTGGATCGCGTCTGATCCAGCTGTTGTCTTTGAAATCTTAAAAGTCGCGTTGATTGCTGTGCCATCTGGTGACAATTCCATTGAAAGAGTCTTACCGATTGGACGTGCTGAGTCATGCTCCAAGTTGAGCTTCACATTTGTCGGATTCAATGATCCTGATTTGAACATCACTTTTCCTGTTGATGCGTTGGCTGGCTTATCAAAAGCAACAATCTGCCCAGTGATAGTGCGTGCCTCGGAATCAGCAGCAGTGATTGTGAATGGTGTTGTTACCTTCATTTGATCAGTTCCTCTGCTTGACGGATTTCATCGACTGTCAATGCTGACTGACCCGTTACAGGATCGACGATGCTGTTGAGTGTCTTGTAAATATTTGCACGCTCCAAATCTGATCCGCGCAAATAATCTGATAAGTCGTATTTGACTTCTTGTGATGACGGTACGAAATCTGGCATTGATAAACGTTCAGAAATTGAAGTCATCAATGGAATCAATGAGAAATCAAGCAATGTTTGACGTTGATTGACAGCGTTGCTGTACGTCATCGATGATCCAGTTTCAGCATCGACGTAATACGCTGGAATTCCGCAAGCACGTGCAATTTCAGTTGCGATGTATGAACGGGCAGCTGCGAGCTGTAATTTTTCGGGATCAAAGCCCACTGTTTGCAGATCGACGTCAGCATTGAGGAAAGCTGTGCCGCGATTGCGACGAGCCGATCCCCATGCTTCAAGTAATTTTGCGATGCGGTCAGACGGAAGTGCAGTGCCGTTGCTTTTAAGTACCATCGATGGAATAGGTTCTCTGGCGTACATTGCAGCGGCACGTTCTAATTCTGCTCCTGTGCGGATCGTCGCGCCTGCGCGATTGAGCAGTCCTTCATCATTGCCATTGAAAACGACTAGCGATCCAATGCCTGAATTTGGCACTGGTGATCCATCCACCAAATAATATTCGATTTCAGTTGCCATCGAGTTCGTCTGAATAGTGACGCGAGCTGGTGAAATGCGTTGCACACTTCGGACGCGATACGTATCCTGAAATAATTCTGTGATCTGCCAATATGCGTATCCGTAAAATAACAAATCTTCGCAAGTCCAAACATAAGTCGCAGACCCCGGGATTCGTGGATCGGGTGTGCGAATCACTCGCGGTGTTGCACCTTCGATTTCCATTCCAGTTGATCGATCGATGACTTCAAGTCCGATTGATGCAATCGATGAACAAATAATATTTCGAGCGCGTGCGCACGTTGGCACGGACATAGCCTGTTCGCGTGTGGCTGTCATCGAACCGCCGAAAAATGGCGTCAATGAATCAATCGATGTGACTGGTGCAAGAGACGCAGCCACGTCGCTGACCGCTTGCGGCGTGACTGCCTCTATCTTGCTCGGAGAAAGAAAATCTCGAATTCCCATGTAAGAATTTTCCCACGCTTAGATCATTAACCTACAAGAATGTCAATGTCCGTCTCTGGGCGTGTCGCAAAATGCGTTACCAGAGCAGTTGCCACGGCAGCGCACACCGCAGCTTGACTGGCTCGACGTCCAATGACCCACCCGCCATCGCCTCGACGAAGTTGCACAGCTGAAAGCATTTGTGTTGAAAGTTCGGCTTGCCCTGTATGACGAAGCCGTCCAGAGTTGATCGCACCCAGCAATTCGTCGCAGCTTTGTGGATAGACCGAATCCATATCAAAGATCGGAATTCCTGCTGGCTGTAATCTGGACGCGATCGCAGCTGATGTTTTGCGTGAATACAGCAGATATTCAATCGGATACTTTCGGCAGTATGAAGCGGCATCATTTGCGATGGCTCGATCATCAAGTTGCATTGTATTTTCCCAAGTGTGCAGCAGTTTGACAATAAATCGTTCGTCGCCGAGTTTTTGCGCACCGACAAGCGCGCAATGGCGTCTGTCTGGTGAAACGTCGATCGCAAGCCACGTCAATTTGTCAGGATCGAGATCGACGTCTGCGTCTTGACAATTTTGCCATTCAGCGGCTCCGATCACGCTGGAGATTGTCTGAACCCATCGGCACAAAACCTCAGTCATCACAACATCAGGCGGATCGTTGAAAACGGCGCGGATGTTGTCTGCATGGATAGTCCGACCTAATGCTGGATTTGCGTACGCCGCATTTTCCAGCGAGATTTCATCGGTCGGGCTAGACCATTCAGCGTAAAAGATATCGTCGGGCGCACCAGCCATCGCAGCAAGCGCACGATCACGCGCCATGTTCAAAACTATGGAATGGGCGTCTCCAGCATTTGTGAAGGCGTTGATGCTGGGGTTTTTCGCAGCCATCAATGTGTAACGCAAACTGGCAAACGATTCCAAGTCTTTCATTTCACGCAATTCATCCAGATGAACGCTTTCAGGCTTGCTCAATCCGCGAGCAGCTGAACCGCCAGCCTTGATAACAAACCGTGATCCTTCAAGGGTTTCGATTTCCTCGTTGCCATGTTGCCATCGGATACGTTTGACGCGCTTTGCGAGATCGTCATTGCTTTCGATGATATGGACAAGCTGCCGAAATTGCTCCAGAGATGTCACCAGACGGTGAGCAGATGCCACCTGCAACGACTCATTCCAGTGGAAAAGCTTCATGGCAATCAGCGCAAGCATGTAGGTTGATTTTCCGTTTTGACGTGCCACGCAAGTGATCGAGTATGGATGCTGCCAGCGTCCATCTGGTTTGATCTTTAAGCTGTTAATTGCCAGCCACTTTTGCCAATCCATGAATCCATTTTCAAAGATTTGGTCAGCAAAGTCGATCAATTCATCGCCCCGAGTAGGCAAATCATTCAGCGGCGTGTGGATTCTAGGCGTTATATGCCCAAGTACGTCAGCTGATTCCGTCTGTAAAACCGATTGCAGCCGATTTGAGCCTGTTTCAGCCGTATCACCACTGAGAATGACTAGTTCAGGCTTAATCATGGCTTACGCTCACGTTTTGAGGTATAAAACGTTCATGGAGAGTCGGGGGTGTTCTGTCATGCTCAAAAAAAGACCCCCCACGCTGAAAATTGCAGGATT